TAATCGAGAAGCAGAGATCACTATAGGCGCGGCCCCCACCAAATACCGGGTAGTCTTTCGATTTGTTAGGATCGAAGATCATCACCACGTAGGGAGAAAGAGAACCAGGAGGCATATACGCACGCTGCAAGCCTCCCGGCGCATCTGCTACGATCACACTGTCATTTGCGAGTGTTGAGAGTATCCACGAATAAGCGACCCCAACTTCATTGCTCATGGTTGTATCTCGCTTGCTAACACCGTCATGAGGGTGTTGTATGACTGTTGTGAGAGAATAGCCTGAACAATAAGCTCATCGCTTCCAATAAGGATATGATCGAGAATGCGTACATCTGTGCCGTATTTGAAATTAAGCTCTTGCCATGTTGCCTGAGAGCCTATCATATAGGCGTATGATGCCAGGATACCGGCGCGTGGTGGCTTCGTTCCGCAAAGCGTTGTTGCAACCGTGTCAAAAGCCAGTTTCTTATCAGTTCCCCATGCATCCTTCACCGTTGACTTCCGTTTGATGGTGCAAGGTAGAGAAAGCGAGACGGCAGCATTATCGGCGCGTAGTTGGTCAATTTCCTTGCAAGAGAGCACAAACCCGTATGCCTTTACCATGCTATGCCCCCTTCACAACGTCATCTGAGTCCAGCAACCGCGCCCGGCGTGTGCTGATTGGTGGGAATACGTCGTGTCGGTACTGCTTGACCACCTTCGGTTTTGACATACGTAGGTACTCATGAGCTTGTGCCATCTTTGCCCGTCTGATCTGTGATCGGTTAAGTACCTGACCATCGACAGTTGCATCATAAAGGTCAGTGATTGCAGCACTCCACTTCATGAGTAGACGCCCCGCCGCATAGTAGAGATCGTAGACCTTGCCAGTACAAAATACCGGTGGCAATTGACCCGGTACAGTGCCATTGACAAAGGGCGTATTCTCGAACATCCAGTGCCCGTTGATATAGTCACTAAATGTCGGTGTGATCACTACCCATGCGGCGTTATTTGTGCCCTGACCTTGCAAGATCACATCTTGCTCCCACCACATATACTTGCTGAAATAATCAGCAAAGATCGTGCTTGGTTGATTATTGGTAGACGGTAGATTGACGATAGAGGGGGCTATAGCTAGTCCCTCGTAGCGAATGAAGTTAACTCTTGTGTCCAGTTCGTTTTGAATCTGTACGTCGGTGAACTGTTGGCACGTCGATACTTCGTCGGCTATCAGACTTCTCACTTCCGTTATCAAGTCGCCCATCGTCGTTCGTAGTGTCGTGCTCATCAGTCACCTCCTCTCGCGTTATCGTCGGATCTTCTATCCGTATCCATCCATCGGCTATCAGGCGAGGGAAATGTGCCTCATCATTCATGATGATCTCACGCCCTCCCCCATTTCTAAACCATGCCATTATTTACATCCCCCTTTACGCTAGAAGCTTTTAGGGAGTAAGAGCGCGGCGATAAAGCCGGTTGCACCTGAGAAGTCGATGCTAATTGTCCCGTCAGGTTGCATAAATCTGGCAACCTCAAACGGCCCCACAATACCGATCCCGGTAGTCAGTGTCATAGCCGCCGTAGTGAGATCACCCTTACCGCCTAGATAGGAAGGATAGGTAAACGCACCCGTGCCAACTGTACCCGCGCCAGTCTTTGCAATACCCCCGTCAGGTGATGCTGCACGTACCGTAACGGTACGGCCTGTGCCGTTGGTATTGAGGATAAGAAGGATGAGACGGTCAACCCCTGCACCACTAGGAAAACTAGTGGTAGGAATGGCAATACTCATGCCGTTGGTGTCGTCAGTTGCGGTCATGTTCGTACCCGCATTGGTCATATTTACGATAGACCCGTTACCAGTTAAGGTTTTAGGAGTCAAAGCTGTTCGTGCCATCTGTTACTTCCCTTTCACAGATATTTGAGTGGTGACAGTACCACTAATGTCTATTTGTATCTGATCTCCAAAGTAAGGGATACCGCCATTTGTCCCTCCTAGTTCATAAGTAGAGCCGTTACCGATGCAAAGCAACCCCGTACTCCCTGACCCTAGTATTAGTGTTGCGATGTGTATGAGATTATTGTTTGCATCAACATAACTTACCGTGAGCGTGTTACCACTCCCACCGGGAGGTTCTACGGCGCTAATCAGTAAAAACTCTAAATCACCCACATCCAAAGGCCCGGATGAGTAAGAAGTTACATTCAACAATGAATCGACTAAAACTGTTCTTGTACTTGACTTCATACGGCCTCTCTATGGATGCTGGAAGTACCCGGCGCATAGTGCATACGGACGAATTGTCTTAGCACCGTAGAGTGCAAGCCCTTTGACTGCATCAGCAAAGCGGTACGGTGGGCGATATGCTTCTACTTTGTTAATGCCGGTAGCTTTGGTGAGTGTCATGGTGTGACCCGCTAGAAACACGTCTTGAGCACCGGTAACACCAACGTTGCTAGCAGCACTGAGGTGGGGGGCATTAATGCTTTCGTAGACATCCATACCAGCAACGCGCCCGATGTAGGCATCGCCAGTAGAACCACCAGCCGCGTCAATCTTGTTGGTCTGTATGGTCATACGTGCATCTGCCGTGTTGAACGATGTAAAGCGGATATCTTGAATGAGGAAAGTCGTACCCCAAGGGGGGATAACACACCACCGGCCTTGTTTTGGCACCTTATTTTCCGTCAACTTCTGATTCATCATGACCAGATAGTCGTAAAGAGTCGTACCACCACCAACATTCGTGTTTGTTGGAACGGTGACAGTCTGCCAGCTACTAGTAGAACCAATGTTATTGACTGCATCGGTATAGAAACCGGCATAGTACAAGTCCATTGTGTTTGCAAGTTCAAATGCCGCCCACGACATGGCCTCAGTCATAACTTGAGGGTGCGCCTGTGCCTGATCTACGTCATCTACCTCAAAATTATAGTACTTCGCCTGAGAGATGGTGAGCATGCTTTGAGCATCGGTTAATGCTTGGGGCGCGTTAAGGTCGGTATCTTTGGTGTAGTTGAAAATGGAGACATCGCCGATACTGTTGATCTTAACCGTATCGCCCATTTGCGAAATTTGGCCCTGATAGTCCTCGTTGAACAGATTACCATATACGAGATTTGCTCGTAGTGCCGGTAGTAACGTATCTGCCCACAACTGTGGTATAAAATTATTTAGTGACATGTATTGCCCCTATCACCCCTACCATAACATCTCTCAAAAGGTGCTAAGGCAGAGATACAAGATTCTTGTTTAAACTAGTTTGCGTCCGTATCGTGGGGGATGTGTTGCAATCCACTCTTGAATTTCTGAGCGCCGGGCGTTGTACTCTGTGGCGTTTAAGCTTCCGATGACATCCCACGAAAGTTGCGATGGTGCTGATGTTTGTGCGCGTGATGGATTGGTTGCGCCCCCGCTTGAGACTGACGACGCGGCCCCACGTTGTTTTAAGCCTGGAATATCTTTGAGAAGTTGGTCAATTAAAGATCGTACGCTTGTCTGTGATGGTGTCCCTTCATCATCTACCTCTATATCTTCCCATGCCAGCATGCGAGACACCCGATCAATGACGTTAGGATCAACTCCGGCCTTTGCTGCTTCAACGGCTACCATATGGTTCACGTTGCGCTCAAATTGCGCTTCCGTGATCTGTTGGTGCTGTGTTTGAAGATCTGCTAGCTGTTTCTCTAAAAGCTGTTCTTTGGAGAGGCGTGCTTCATCTTGTTTCTGCTGCTCTTCTTCAAAGCGTTTTAGTGATGTCCGGTGCTTTGCATTCTCGGCACGAAGTTCTTTGACAATCTTCTCATAATCTGAAAGACTGATCGATGATGACTTTTGTTGCTGATCTTCCTGAGATCCGCTTGTGGTTGTGTTGCCCGCCTGGGGCGTGGGTGCATTGCTCGTTTCATCTGCCAGAGATGAAGGAACAGTTGTGGTTTCATCCATTAGTATAAGTTATCCTTTGTAGAAAAACAATACCTCTGCTATATTGTCGCTATTTTACACGCTTTAAGTGGGGGTTTTTCCGTTTTGCTTTCGCACTAGCTTTCCTGGTTGATGCGGCTAGGATTGCCCCCGCCGCTTTCATACCATATTTTGCGGCTATCTTGCCTTGTACGGCTTTAAACCCTGGGTGCTTCATTGCCATGATAATGTATCCTCCTTATTTTTGTACGGTTGCCCATTCTGATGCATATGATTGTTGCACTACGATCAAATAGTTTAATGCAAAGCATGTGATAGACAAGGCATATGTGAAACCACACCCTACTCATATTGCCGCCTTTATCTCTAGTTGTTTGGTATCAGCATGGAACGGCTTTCCACTTTTTGTGATGGTGATGTAGATGGTGTACAACCCGGCTACAGACACGTCATTGCTTGCGTAGGCATATGACGCCTTGCCAGTGGTAGGATCGGTGTCAATCGTCCATGTACCCGTCGTGGTGATGATAGCGGCGGTATTCTCATTGAGAAATTTCATGGTGATGGTTGCCCCGGTCAAGTCAACGAGAGTGCCATCGGCATATTCAAACACCGGATTAAAGGGTGCCCCAACATCCCCCACGTAGATAGGAGAATAATCATCGGTATCACAGCTCATTTATTTACCCTCCGTAAATGTCGCGTCACCCTTACGTATCTGCACTGACGCCTCACCCCCACGCGCCTCTAGCATTGCGTTACCCTTGCGTACGGTAAAGGTTGCATTTGATGAGATCGTAGGCGTCGATGATCCGAGGATGAGAACGCCCGCAGGGGCACGTAGGACGTAAATCACTGGCATTATGCAACCCTCCCAAAGATCCGATGTTGTCGCGTGATAAGGCGTGGTGTCAGGCTAAAGCCGGGTGTATTTACCTGCATCTGATTGGCTATACCGGCGCTTGCGCTAGATGACATAAACGAGACGATGGGATCACCCGTCCAGTGCCCGGTGATCGGGTGCATCCATCCGTCAATATAGAGCTTATCGTTGAGGTAGAACGTGACAGCCGGGAATGACGTATTGCTAAATGTGTAGTTTGTTGTTGTACTGCTCATGGACTGGCTTGCAAGTGTCATAGTGCCAATGGCGGTATAGAGGCCGCTATTGTAAACGTAAGCACGCATAATCATGGTGACGGCAGTAAAACCGGCTGTGTCATTCATGCGCCACACGCCTGACCAGTTCCCCAGAGCTATCGTGTTTCCCTCTAGCGTCGTTACATCGTAGAGGTACCCCTTTCCGCTAGGGGAACCAATAGACGCGCTATCAGTCCCCGTTCCTCCTTGTGAAAGCCATTCCATGAAGTTTTGTGAGCTGTCATTAGGGGCGGTTGTTGTCTTTGACGTTGACGTACCACCGGTAGCGTTGACAAGTTTGCTTGCCGTTGCTACCGTTGATGCTAGACTTGTTGAGCCGTAAAGCGTCAAAGATGTTACCACTTATGAAATACCTCGAATGGCATTGATATCAAAGATATAATCGGCGCTATTGCTAGGCACGCTACCAGAGTAGAGCGTTACCAACCGTGAGAGATCGACAATGAATGCCAGGATAGCCGATTGATCCCCCGCCGATATCCCAGCACTTGTCATGTTTTGCGTAGTACAATTCTGGTTGTACATGCTATAGCGCTCTTTTGCCCATTTGATATTCTCATACATCTGATTCGTGTCATTTTGAAGTGCTACGGTGAAGTGTGCTAAATCCATTGGGATGAGTGTCATACTGTCCCTCTCTTGTGTTGTTTGATTGATCGATATTCTACATTTGTCGATTGATAATAAGCATTAATCTGATTGGCTGTTAACACTTTGCTGTAAACAACTGCCTCATCATAAGATCCGGCCTGATTGTCACCAAATACAGAATCACCGATAAAGAAACCAGCCGCCGCCGGGCTATAAGCTGATTCTGTATTTGTCCCTACAAGTGCGCCATTTGCATAAAGCGCAAGGACATGTGACGTTGTATCAAATGTTGCCGCTAGATGACACCACACATTCGACGTTACCGTAAAAGTGGGCGTAGCCGTTGTTGTTGCGCTCATGTTTGCGACGATAAAGGCAACAAGGTTTGTTGCTGACCCCGCTATACCTAGCCCAAATACAGACGGCCCCGTTGCCGTATAATTTGCAAAAAGCGAGGTATTGCCACTAATACCAGCCGTCTTAAACCACACCATAATCGTCACATTCCCTGAGACAACAATCCCAACAGGCGCATTAACTTGCCCAACCCCGCTAAACGTCACGGCTGTATTTGTACTGCCATCACGTAGAGAGCTAGCAACCCCGTAGGTTACTCCACTTGCCGCATAGGTACCATTATTTCCATTTCCACTACTATCAGTTGCGGTGAGACCTGAAGACTCCCCTAACCGATAGTAAATGGTCGGCGCATTGCGCATAATGGTAGAGTAACTAGACATCTACAACCATGCCCTGATTACAATGTTCGCCGCACCCGATCCGTTGAGGTTCGGTGTGCCGTTGGCCTGAAGGTGTAGCGCCGTTGTTTGCACATCAAAGAACAATGTTTGACCCGGTGAGCATATTGGACTACCTGCGTTTGTTGCTACATCAAGATCAAACAATACATTGAGCGCGGTATTGTTTTGCAGCATGATATGGTTGACCACCGTGGTACCACCGGCCCCCCACTTAAATGCTGCATCAGTGTTTGCGGTCAGCGCCGACGCGTTACTGCCAAACGCACTCACATAGCCAGTATTAGCAGATTGAGAGACGTAGAGCGGATTGGCTACTCCGGCGCTCGTACCGCTTATCTGGTTGATATTGGTTGATGTAAGAAAGTTTGCGGCGGTGGGCGAAAGCGCAATTATCGTATCGGCGGGGCTATAAGGTTGTAGCGCATAGAACGGTGTCACACTACCTGACCCGGTGATAGCCGTTGAAAGCTTGATACGTAGGCCCGTGGCCCCGTTCATATTGAGGCCGATAATCTTATTGGTGCTTGCTTGCAGTGTGTAGGGTAAGCTGATTGCCGCAAAGGTTGTTGACGTAGGATCAAAGACGGCGTTCGCTGGTATCGTCTGCCAGTTTGAAGTATTGTCGTAGGTTACTTCAAATGTGATAGCACCCACCGTTATAGTCGTTGTCTGTGTCAATTGGACGATAACGCTCTCAGCCCCGCTATTGGTAAATATGTTCTGGACGGTGTTAATCGTTGTGCTACTGTTCCATGCAGCAAGGGTAGCGAACGAGACACCCTGAAAGACGCGGATATTTCCTGCTTGATCGGCTTGCATTGCCATTGATTGCCCGGACGTTGGGGCGGGCGATGCGCTATTGTAAACGAGACCCCCAACAACTGCATTGGTAGGGGCTGTCCCCGCTCCTACTCCACTATCTACCGTTGCCCCCGTGTTGCCTACAATGCCTACCTTTTGCACACCAGTTGCGGCGGTGACGGTTGTTGAGCCGTTCACTTGTGCAAGGTTGCTTTGCATCTTTGTGGAAGATATTGCGCCCGCAAGCGTAGCGAGGTTGCCGCCCGTCTCAAGGGCAAGGGCCGATGTGTTAAGGTTAGTACCAGCGTTCGCTGTGACGGTCCCTGAAACCGTTGCGCTAAAGGTATCGACTCCGGTAGCGACAATCTGTGCACCTCTAGCGGTCATCTGAGCGTCAACAATCTGAGCATTTGTCACCGTTGGCTGTGTGCTATTGAATGCACCGCCTACTTTGAGCGGATTGCCCGCATTGCTTCCGGCAGATGCCACGGCCCCAACAACTTGCGCATTGAGTGAGCTAG